TATTTTAAGCTATGAGCATTTGATATTTCAACGCCAATTGAAGATGCATTCCAAGTTCTACTTCCAGCATGATATGCGATGTGATTTGCATCACATCCTTGGTAAATAGTTCCGTCATTATCAATCATAAAATGAACAGCAAGTCCTCTTTTATTCAAAACTCTTGCACATGTCTTTGAATTTAAGCAAACGTCCCAATGATTAACAAACGTTTTAACATCACGTTTTCCGTTATGAGGCCTCCATCCTTTTTCACACTTAAGCCCTTCATCCCAAAGAACAACTTTTGGCCATTCAATACTTACAAACTCTCCGTTGCAAACAATATGATCAGAGTTTTTTCCATGTGGAGGTTGGTAATCTGATATTTGTGATTCTCTGTCAGTTACAACCCTTCTAAATGTTCCCGGGCCTAACATTCCATCTGCTGTTAATCCGTTTTCTTTTTGAAACTTTTTAATAGCATTTATTAGGTTACTATTAAAATCTGATTCGCCAAACCATTCTGGTTTCCACCCTAACTCTGCTGCAGTTCTTTTATTATACTCTATTGCTTTTGACATTGTTCTCTCCTATTTTAATTTTCTTTGCAAAAAATAAACAAATGTTTCTAGCTCGTTGTAGTTTGAAGCTAGCAGGTCGTCCATTCCTTTTGTCATAATTTCATATTTTTCAAACTCTTCATAAGCATATTCAATTTCTTTTAAATGATTAACAATAATACTAAAAGATATCTCTGCTATTTCTTGCGCATCTTTGTTTGCAGGAGTCGGTATTTGAGATAAAACCTGTCCAACATTTTGTGATATTGCTATGGGGCAAGCTATTGTTTCGTCACCTGTTATTGCCATAATTTTTTCAACTATTTGATCAAAGTATTCATTAAAAAAGTTATATATTTTATCATATAGAATATCATGATCTGCCATAAAAGACATTCCTTTTGTTAAGTGATGAGCAGCGTGAAACCAGTTTTCAATAGCTTTAACACTTCCTACAAATTTGTGCATTTCACTCATATGTGTCTCCTTTGTTCTAGATAGTTATAAATATAAAAAAAGCCCGCAATTTGCGAGCTTTTGTAAATAAAGTTAGATATTGTATTAGTCTAGACCAATAGACACCTTAACATCAATGTTTAAAACCGGGATTTTTAGGTGATTTACAATCTGATGTTTTAAAGTTTCTTTGGCGTCTAAAAACCAATCAGCATGACCTTTTTCATGAATAAGCTTTGAAAAATAGTCGTCTGCATGACCACAATTTCTAGACATCATTGTAAGAATCTTCTCATTTAAACGCTCAGTTTCTTTTGCATCTGCCTGAATTTCTTCGTTTTTACCCCATGATCCAGACGATACTTCATGAATCATTGCTGTAGCATCAGGATCCATGTATCTCATTCCATCATCTCCAAAAGTCGCAAGCGCAATTCCACAGCTCATTGCTTTCCCTTGAATAATTGTTGCAACCGGTACTGGACATGCTTTTATCATAGAAACCATTGACATTAAAGAATAGACTTGCCCTCCATAACTGTCAATTATAATAGGAATCACATCCTGTCCTGAGTTTATTGCAGCATTCATGTCTCCTCTAAACTTTTTTGCCGAATCTTCATCAAATTTATTTACAGTTATAATCACAGGATTTTTACGCAAATCCACTTTTTCAATTTTATTATCAATATTAGTTTTCCAAATCATATGTTCTCCTTATCCACACTTACTTGATCCACAATTTTTACATGTTGCACAGCCTTCTTGATATACAATAGAATCTTCTGCGCCACAATCAGGACATATTTTTACTGTTGAAGTTGTTCCGTCTTTAATGTAAGATTTTAAACATCTTGAAATAACCTTGCTGAAACTAAACATGTCCATCTCTTTATCTTTTTGCATTTGTTCTACAAGATACTGAACTGGCACACCATGCCGCAGTGAAGTAGAAATAACTCTTGTGTAACCTGCATGATTAGGATTGTCAAAAACAGATACCACGTCTTTTACAACAAGTTTGTTGTCACCTTCACCAATTGCAAGGTCATATTTGCTGTTCTTTGTTTTAAAGACTCGTTTATATAATTTACCATTGCGGAATTTAGAAGGTATCTCTATCTGATCTGCAGATCCTCCAATGACTTCATATGGCTTACCATCAAGAAGGCCTACAAGAACAACCCATTTTTGACCTTTAACTGACGTGTGATAAATATCGCAATCTAACTCTTCTGGTCTTTTTGGTGCATCTCTTTCTATGATTCCTGATTCTTCAGACTTCTTTTCATCTGTCGAAACAAGAACTCCAGATCGAGAACCATCACGATACACTGTCACACCTTTGCAACCAAGCTCCCAGCCCATCATATAGATATCTTTTACAGTCTCTACATCAATGTCGTTTGGTAAGTTTGTGGTATTAGAGATAGCATGACAGATCCATTTTTGTGCAACTGATTGTAATTTAACTTTTGCTCGCCAATCAATTTCATTGGCAGTAGCCCCTGCGTAAGGGCTTTCTGCAACAGCATGTTCTGGTGCAACCCATGAGCGTCCATCCTGACAGTCTAACCATTTCTTAAAAGCATGATGGTAAACAGTAAATTCTGTCCATTCATCACCTAGCTCATCTACAAACATTACTTCTTCATCAGCTTGAACCTTTTTACGTCGCTTGTAATATAGCATAAATGCAGGTTCAATACCTGAAGTTGTTTGTGTTAAACACGAAACTGATCCTGCGGGAGCTGTTGTTGTGTTTGCAATGTTTCGACGACCATATTTTTTATAATCAGATTGAGATTCAGGTGTAAGCTCTGAGATTACTCTATCAAGAAAAGGATGACCTGATTCTTTTTCTGAATTCCAGATAGGAAAGCTCCCGCGTTCTTTTGCTAGCTGAATAGACTCTTCATAGGAGGCTAGTGATAGCCACTTGTAAATTTCTTCTGTTGTTTTAATGCTTTCGCTAGAACCATAAGTTTCTCCTAGCATTGCAAGCGCATCACCGAGACCAGTTACACCCAATCCAGTTCTTCTTCCTTCAATAGCAACTTTTTTAATTGTTTGCCACAAGTTTCTTTCTGGTTCTTTTACAAGTTCATTTTCAGGATCAGAGTCAATCTTGGTAAGAATTTTATCAATTTGCTCAATTTCGAGGTCAATCATGTCATCCATTAGTCGTTGAGCTTTCTTTGTAACTTCTCTAAAATGACCATAATCAAACTCAGCGTCTTTTTTCCATGGGTTCTTTACAAAAGAAGTCAAATTAACGAGCATAAGACGACAAGAATCGTATGGAGAGAGGATAATCTCGCCACATGGGTTAGTTGAGACAGAGCCAAAGCCGCTATCTGTATAAGCATCAGAAGGAGTCATACGTGTTGCTGTGTCCCAAAATAAAACGCCAGGTTCAGCTGAAGCATGGGCACCTTCAATTAATGCATCCCAAACTTCTCTAGCATCAACATGATCATGTACTTCAGGCGACTCTGAGTCTACAGGCCAGCGTTGAATATATTCACTTCCTGATTTAACTGCCTTCATAAATTCATCCGTTACACGAACAGAGATGTTTGCTCCTGTTACCCTTGTCAAGTCACGTTTAATTTTAATAAACTCCATTACTTGAGGATGGTGAACTGAGATTGAAAGCATTAATGCCCCTCTTCTTCCACCTTGAGCAACTTCTCGACATGAATTAGAAAATCGATCTAAAAATACCTCAATTCCGTCAGTTGTTTTTGCAGCATTTGATGTATACATGCCTTTTGGTCTAATTGTTGATACGTCAAAACCGACACCGCCGCGTCTTTTCATAATTTGTACTTGCTCTTGATCTGTCTTAAGAATGCCCCCGTAAGAATCGGCAGGGGATTCAATGACAAAGCAGTTCGATAAAGATTGAATTTTTGCTTCATTTCCTATTCCACTCATTGGTGAACCCTGTGGAACCACATATCTAAACCCTTGAAATAGGTTAAATATCTCAGATTGGCTCATTGGATTATCATATTTTTCTTCAATACGAGCAAATTCTTTTGCCAGCCTTTTATGCATGTCTTCTGGTGTTAATTCAAGGTAACCACCTTCTTCGTCTTGAAGTGCATATTTGTTTGTAAATACACTTGCTGCTAGTTCATCGCCGCCAAAGTATTCTAGTGATGCTTTAAATACTTCGCTGTTTGTGTGTTTAGTCATTATTATCTCCGTTGACTTCTTTCCATTTTTCTTTTAATTTTTGTTTTAAGCTAACATTACCCATTGCCATTGCCTCATCAAGTGTTGTTATTTCTGAATCTGGCATGATAGTAAACCTAGATTGTGATGTATCAATATGAAGTGGGAACAAAATACCGTCTTTACCTGCACGATTTTTTGCAACAAAAAGCCTAGCGACGCCTTTTGCCTTTTCTTCTGGTTTTCTAGAAAGAGTAACAACAACATCAGCAACCATGGCTTTCCCGTATGCCTCTGACATGTTTTCCAAGCCTACAACGTTTGATGTTGAACCCTCTTTATTTGATTGCGAGGCTGTCCAGATTGGAATGTTCATTTCCATTGACATGTTTCTAAGCTCTTCATAAATAAGCTTTAGCTCATGACGTAATGAGTCAAACTTTCTGGTGCTTCTCATGATATCAGCGTAGTCAATAATAATTAGATTAGGTGCAAAAGATTTTAGCATAAGTTTTTCAATGTGGTTTCTAAGCGTAATAACTGAAGCACTTCCAGTTGGAAACTCTTTAATGATAAGCCTTCCGTATTCTTCATCATTGTCCTTGTATGCTTTTATAACTTCGTCCTTTCGTTTAATAATTTCGTCGCTGGGTATATTACATAGGTGGCTGTCATATCTAATTCCTACAACATTTTCAGTTAATTCAAATGTATAGTGAATTACATTTCTACCTCTCTTGATCGCCTCTGCACCCAAAGAGACAAGAAAGTGGCTTTTTCCAACTCCTGTTGGAGCAGTTATAACTCCAATTTCACCTCGACCAAGGCCTCCATTTAGAATCCCATCTTTATCAAGAAAATGAAGACCCGTTGGAACTGGGTTTCTATTGATGTGAACAAATCTATTTTCCATATCTTCAAAGAAATCATGGCCAATTGTAGAAGGAAGGCCTGCGCTTAGAGCTTGTTTCATTACTCCAATGACAGATTCTACCTTATCAGTAGCAATAAGCTCAACAGCTTTTTCTAAAGCTTCTTTCATAGCTTGCTTTCTACAGAAGTCAAGTGAGTTTTCTTTTACATATTTTAAGTCTCCAATATCTGGATTAGCTCTAATTCTATGAAGAAAGTCTACAATTTGATCTCTTAAAACTAAATCCTTGTCGTTTCTAAGTTCTTCTTTTACAATATTTAGCAAAGCTGGCATTGAAGGAAAGCTTTTGTATTGGATATAAAAGTTAAAATAGTTTTCTGTTAAAAACTTTAGATATTTTAACTCGAAATATTCTGGTGTCATTACTTCGCACATTTGTGCTGCCCAGTTTTTATCAGTTATAAAAGCTTGAAAGATTTTTTCTTGGTATGACTTTCCGTATTTTTTAAAGTGAGCGCTTTGATTCATTTGTTATCCCCCATGATTCTTGTTGCAAGAAACAATCTGTCAACATTAAAGTTGTTAATTCCATTCTTTAGCAATAGTCTTATTGTTCCTAATTTGTCTTTTGTTTTTTCTTTTTGTTCAATTGAAAACTTTACTTTTTTGATTTGCTCATTTGTTAAGCAACCAGTATCTAAAATCATCAATTTTATATTTCGTTTAATTATATCTTTTTTTAATATGATTTTGCCATATTTTTTAATTTTTGTGTCATTATTGATTTTTTCATTGCATTCTTTGATTATGTCTGATAGATAAAGATCTTTTTCTTCTTTAAACTCAGGAAAATATTTTGATAAAAACTTAAAACCCACTCCTTTTACGCCTTCAATGTTATCACTTTTGTCTCCTACAATTGCCTTTGCTAAACAAAAGTTGTTTGGGTGAATTCCAAACTTGTCAAGAACAGTATTTTTATTAACATACCTTTTCCAAGTAGGTGAATATATCACAGCATTATTAGACAATAGCTGATAAAAATCTTTATCAGCTGAGACTATTACTTTTTTCGTGTCTTTAAAATAGTAATTTGAAAGATAGGCTATAATATCGTCTGCTTCACAGTCAGGTACATAAATCTGATCACATCCTGTTTTTTCAATGGTTTCTATTAAAAGTGATATTTGAAAGTTTCTATTTGCTATCGTATCAGGTATTTCGTCGTAGTATCTATTTAGCTTTGCAGGTCTTCTACCTTGCTTGTACTCTTTGAGGATATTTCTTCTTTTTTGTGATCCACCTGACTCCCAGACAACAATTGCTTTGTCAGGAGAGACCTCCTCTATGTGCCTACAAAGCTCATAGAGAAAGCCTATGACGCCACCTATCTGATCACCATTTGCATTCATAGCTGGGTGTGCAACATAGTGTCTTGTAAATAGGTTCATTGCATCTATTATTAGAACTTTATTCTTCGAGTTCATTTTTAATAGCCTCAATTTCAACATACGATTCTGGGTCGATATCAGGATCATCGTTAAACCTTTTAACCATGCATGCGTCTAAAGCGTCCATGATATAGCTTCCATATTGTGGGCTGTCAATGAGCTCTTTAAATTCAGTTTTTCTAAACTTCTTTTCTTCAATAAGCTTGCCTTTTTTAACATCTGTTACAGAAAATGACTTCCATGCTCCAGTTCCTTCAATTGCAATTTCTAAATCACCTACTTGATATGGGCTTGTTTTTCTTAAAAGATCAAACATTTGCTCGTGCTCATAGATGCCTCTTCCAAAATGAATTTCAAAAGCGCAAGATCTAAAAGGAAATGCAACTTTGTTTTTAATGGTTTTTGCTGATACATTAATTCCAATTACATCATCTCCGTCTTTGATCTGTTGTCCTGCCCCTAGCTTAATTCTAATTGAGCTATGAAAAGGTATTGCTTTTCCGCCCGGTGTTGTTGTTGGATCTCCATACATTACACCAATATTAGTTCTAATCTGATTAAGACATACAAATAAAACTCTTTGATCTCCAATGATGCCGGTAATTTTTCTCATTCCTTTTGAAATAGCCCTTGCTTGCAAACCAATACTATTTTGGTCATAGTCACCTACAAGCTCTGCTTTAGGAGAAGATGCAGCAACAGAATCCCATATAATT